AGGATGCTTATGAGCTTGAGTATGGCCGCTTCGTAAATGAGCGAAATCGCCACCCTCAGCAATATTGGAATCCCATTCCAGACCATTTTCCGATGTTCCCCCGCCGAACGTTTGCGCTGGTAGATAGCGCACTTCTGTTCATCCGCTACGTACCCGTCTCCATCGGCGCTGGGCTTTTTGGCCTTCTCCTTGACGCCGATCGCAAGGCGGTACCTGTGTCGCCGGCTGGCAACCCTGGGCGACATGGAACGCAGCAGTCTCCCATGCCAAGCTGTTCCGCCTGACGAGACGGGCGCGTAGCGGATGAATGGAGCGACCTTTGATAACCGCATCCGCCATTTGCCGTGAGCAGGGGGAGCCTGTGACGGCTGCAATGGCTCGGCAGCTGGCTCCGTTGAAAAGCCAGACGGTCAGGTGCGATGCCTGGCACCGACAAGTCTCAGCGCCATGTGGTGCGCATCCGCTATCAACTCGTCGTAGGCGTTTTCGATAGTTCTCTGCCCGTCCGTTACCGCCAGGATGTGCACCTCAAGGCGCTGAGAAAAGAAGAGTGGCTCCGATGGCACTCCTTTGAAGTGGAAAGCAGCGGAGTGAAAAGGGAGCCACAGGCAAAACCCACCATAGGAGGTGGACGTTATGAATCATACCAAAAGCAACTGGTCCGACCCGATCAGCGAGTTCCAGCAGGCGATGGATGCGGCAGCCGAGAAGCTGCGCCGTCAGCTGGAAGACCTCGAGCCGTACTGCGGCTCGGAAGCACTGAAGTTCGCCGTCCAGGCTGGCTACCAGCCGCAGATGGCCTACTCGGTCATCGAGACCGCCAGATATACGGGGGTCTCCCCAAGCACCCTTTATGCGGAGAACAAGGCTGGACGATTGCCGTTCAAGACAATCGGCAGCAGGAATGCACTCATAAGAGTGGTCGATGTCGACAAGTGGATGGAGGGACGCTCCGATGGCCGTTAGGGTTTTCGATTTCCTGTCGGACCGCTGGATGCGGCTCAACCCGAAGCTGCGCAACGCCATCGTCTCGACCGTCCTCATCGCGGGGCTGATCTTCGCGGGATGGCTCGAGGGCACCGCTCCGAGCGGCATGTACTACTAGGAGGTGCCGATGGTCGGCTTCTTTGGATGGACCGCCGAGCGCGGTCGTGACGGCAGCTGGTTCGCGACCAAGTTTGTCGAGAAGGGCCCCACGAGGGGCAGCGCGACCGGAATCGTCCGCTCGCGCCATCTACTGGTCAACGTCAGCAAGGCCGCGAGCAAGGATGCTGCGATGCGTGAGATCAAGCGTCTCTACGTAATCGGAGCGCTGCAATGACGGAACCGACCGAAAACAATGGAGAAAATGTGGAATCGGGGGTAGTTGTCCCTCGCAAAAGGGACAACTCATATTTCTGGCGCTCTGACGAGGACAGATACATCAGGACGCACAGGATGGACGGCTATCTGCTGCTGTCGGAGATGATGACAGGCCGCGGATGGCCGAGGTCTCCCGAAGCCATCAAGAAGCACGCCAAGAGGGTGCTCGGAATCAACCTAGGCAAATACCCCGAATCGGGGATGCACCGCTGCATCTCGTGCGGGAAGTGGGACGTGCGCCCCAATTCCCATGCCGGGCGGATGGGGCTCTGTCCCGCCTGCTGGAGACGAAGGCAGGCGGAAGCCATCCGCGAGGGCATGGACGAGAAAAAGGCCGAGGCCGAGTACCAAAGGGAAAAGAAGCGCAGGCGCGATGCGAGAAAGCGCCTGCAACGAGAGAAGGAAAAGAACAATGGAACAGACTGTGGAGCAGGTTCAGGCGAAGCCGGAGCCCGTGAAGATCTCGGCGCTTGAGCTCGAGAACGTCAAGCGCATCAGGGCCGTGGCGCTCCGTCCGACCGAGAACGGCCTGACCGTCATCGGCGGTCGAAACGGTCAGGGCAAGACCAGCGTGGTCGATGCGATCTCGTGGGCGCTCGGCGGCAAGCGCAAGCAGCCGTCCAAGCCAAACCGCGAGGGCAGCGCCACGCCGGCGAAACTGCACGTTGAGCTGAGCAACGGCCTCGTGGTCGAGCGCTCGGGCAAGAACGCATCGCTCACCGTGACCGACCCATCAGGCAAGAAGGCGGGCCAGAAGCTTCTCGACAGCTTCATCGAGGAGCTCGCAATCGACCTGCCGAAGTTCATGGTCATGACCGACAACGAGAAGGCGCAGGAGCTTCTGCGAATCATCGGCATCGGCGGCGAGCTGGACGAGTTGGACAAGAAGCTCGGCGAACTGAAAGCCGAGCGCCTAGACATCGGTCAGCGCAAGCGCGCCAAGGACAAGATCGCCGAGGAGATGCCGTTCTTCCCCGATACCCCCGACCACCGCGTGTCGCCTGCCGAGCTCATCGAGCAGCAGCAGGCAATCCTCGCCAAGAACGGCGAGAACCAGCGCAAGCGCGAGAAGGTCGGCATCATCAAGCAGCAGCGCGACAACCTGAACATGCTGTGCGACAGCCTAAACAGCCAGATCATGTCGCTCAACGAGGAGCTGAAGCGCAAGACCGAAGAGCTGATGAAGCTCACCGAGGACTACCAGACAGCGCTCAAGGATGCAGCCGACCTCGAGGACGAGAAGACCGATGAGATCGAGCGGAGCATCGCCAACATCGACGCGCTCAACCAGAAGGTCGAGGCGAACGAGCGCCGCAAGCAGGCGCTGAAGGACGCCGAGTCGCTCAACGACGATTACCAGAGCTGCAACAGCGAGGTCAATGCAGTCGAGAACCAGCGCAAGAAGCTGCTCGAGACCGCCAAGATGCCGCTGGAAGGCCTGACGGTCGAGGACGGCAAGCTGGTGTACAACGGCGCGGTCTGGTCGGACATGAGCGGTGCGGAGCAGCTGCGCGTGGCGACGGCGGTCGTGCGCTCGCTCAAGCCCGAGTGTGGGTTCGTCCTGGTCGACAAGCTCGAGCAGATGGACACGCAGACGCTCGCCGAGTTCGGTGCCTGGGCTGAATCCGAGGGCTTGCAGGTCATCGGAACCCGCGTGGCGACCGATGACACCTGCTCGGTCATCATCGAGGACGGGCGCGTGGTCGAGGGCGCTGGGCAGCTGAAGGCCGAGTTGCCTGAGATCAAGGTCGAGATTCCCAAAGTCAAGATTCCAGCCACCATGCAGTTCGGAGGTAGCTTCTAATGACGTTCCAGATCACCCGCGGTCAGCGCCTGCGCCCGCAGAAGGTCGTCCTCTACGGCCCCGAGGGCGTCGGCAAGACGACGCTGGCGGCCCAATTCCCAACCCCCCTGTTCATCGACACCGAGAGCTCGTCCGACTACCTGGACGTCCCGCGCCTTCCCGCGCCCACGAGCTGGCAGATGCTGCTCGATGAGGTCACGTGGATTCGCGACTATCCCGAGGAGTGCGGAGGCACGCTCGTTCTGGACACCGCCGACTGGGCGCAGAAGCTGGCGGTCGACGACGTGTGCAGCGCCATGGGATACAAGAGCATCGAGGACGCGGGTTACGGCAAGGGCTACACCTACGTGACCGAGCGCTTCGGCAAGCTGCTGAACCTGTTGAGCGAGGTGTGCGAGCGCGGCTGCAACGTGGTCGTGACCGCCCATGCCATCATCAGCAAGTTCGAGCAGCCAGATGAGATGGGAGCCTACGATCGCTGGGGCCTGAAGCTCATCGACGGCAAGAAGGCCAGTGTCGCGGCGATGCTCAAGGAATGGGCTGATGCCGTGCTCTTCGCCAACTACAAGACCATCGTCATCACCACAAGCAAGGACGGTAAGGTCGGCAAGGCCCAGGGCGGCAAGAACCGAATGCTCTACTGCTCGCACGCCGCCACGTGGGACGCGAAGAACCGCTGGGGCCTGCCGGACGAGGTCCCCATGGAGTACCAGCAGCTGGCACCGTTCATCCCAGTTCCGCAGCTCGCGCGGCAGCAGCAGGTGCAGCAGCAGGCGGTCGAGACGGTCAACGTCTCGACGGTCACGCCCGAGCAGATCGAGCAGGCGCGAAACATCCCAGACCCGTTCGAGCCGGAGCGCCCGGCATACCTCAAGCCGCTCTACGACCTGATGCAGCGTGACGGCATCAGCGCGGAGACGGTGAGCGAGGCTATCTTCAAGCGCGGTTATTTCCCCGAGGGCACGCCGGTCGACTCGCTTCCCGAGGATTTCGCAAACTTCCTCGTCGCGGTGTGGGACGGGATGCGCGAGTACATCAATTCCGGCATGGCAGCCGGTCGAAAGGAGTAAGAAATGGCAAACGATATGGGTCAGTCCTTTGGGTGGGACGGCGAAATCGATGCGGTAGAAAATGAGTTCGAGCTGGTGGAGCCCGGTGAGTACTTGGCCACGGTCGAGAACGTCGAGCGCCAGCAGTTCAACGGCAGCGACAAGATGTGCGCCTGCCCCATCGCCAAGGTGAACGTCCGCCTGGACAACGGTCGCGTGCTCTCAGACCGCCTGTTCCTGAATTCTAAAAGTGCTTGGAAGATTACCCAGTTCTTCGTCTCGATCGGGATGCGAGCGGTCGATGCCCCCAAGGAGCAGAAGCTTAAGATGGATTGGGTGGGGGCTGTCGGTCGCCGCTGCAAGATCAAGGTCGGCACCCACGAGTACAAGGACAAGACCTACAACGAGATTTCCGAGTGGATGAAGCCCGAGGCGCAGGCCGCTGCACCCCAGCAGCACGTCTACGGAAACGCCAACCCCGAGCCAGTCTCGCCCGCGCTGCAGGGCATGATCAACCAGACCTTCCAGCAGGCTCAGGTCGCGCAGAACGGGGGGTTCTAAGGAATGAGATTCAACCTGCGTCCCTATCAGGAGCAGGCCATAGCCGCAATCGAGGAGCGCTGGGAAGCGGGAGACCGCGCAACGCTCCTCGTGCAGGCAACGGGCACCGGCAAGACAATCGTCATGGCCGGCGTCACGGAGGACGCGGTCCGCGATGGCGGTCGCGTCCTCATTCTTGCCCACCGCGGCGAGCTGCTCCAACAGGCGGCTGACAAGCTGCAATCATCAACCGGACTTCGCTGCTCGGTCGAGAAGGCCGAGGACACGAGCGTGGGAACCTTCGAGCGCGTGACGGTCGGCTCCGTCCAGACCCTGTGCCGCGAGAAGCGCCTTAGAGCGCTCGGCAGGGACAGGTTCACGCACATCCTCATCGATGAGTGCCATCACGCCGTCTCCTCGAGCTATCAGGCGGTCCTGGATTACTTCGACGGCGCAAAGGTGCTCGGCGTGACGGCGACTGCAGACCGCGGTGACCGTCAGAACCTCGGCAAGGTATTCGATTCCCTGGCATTCGAGTACAACATGCCAGAGGCCATCAAGGACGGTTACCTCTGCCCGATCAAGGCGCAGACCGTTCCGCTCCAGCTCGACATCTCCAATGTCTCCGTGCGCTCCGGTGACTGGGCGGCAGACGAACTGGGTACAGCGCTCGACCCGTACCTTCCGCAAATCGCCCAGGAGATGAAGAACGCCGGGCTTGAGGAGCGCAAGACGGTCGTGTTCCTGCCGCTGATCAAGACAAGCCAGAAGTTCTGCCGCCTGCTCAACGAGTGCGGTTTCCGCGCCGTCGAGGTCAACGGGCAGAGCGAGGACCGCGCCAAAATTCTCAAAGACTTCGATGAAGGCAAGTACGACGTGCTGTGCAACTCACTCCTTTTGACAGAAGGGTGGGACTGCCCGAGCGTCGACTGCATCGTCAACCTCCGACCGACCAAGAGCCGTGCGCTCTATTGCCTCGATGAGAGCACTGAGGTGCTTACGCGCGACGGATGGAGGAGCGACGCAGAGGTTGGTGATGAGGTACTAGCGTTTGACCCGAAAACCGGCAAGTCCGTATTCAGCCCGGTCGTCGCGAAAGTTAGACGGAAGCTCTGCGAAGACGAATACTTTTGCTCGCTTAGTGGCCAGTCCTCTGACATTCGCGTTACCAACAAGCATCGGATGCTCTATGACAACAAACGTAGGGGTGGCTGGAAGTTCGCAACTGTCGAACATGTCGCCAGTCTCAGGGACGGTGCTTACATCCCAGTCTCTGGACACGGGGCGTTTTCGGGTGTGCCGCTAACGGATGACGAACTCATGTTTATCGGCTGGGTGATGACCGATGGGTCCATCAATAAGCGCAACAACGCAATCAAGATCACCCAAGGTACTCAGCACTCGGAATATTGCGAGGAGATAACTCGCTGCATCGAGGGCTGCGGCTTCAAGTACACCCGGGCTGTTCGCAAGCGAGTCGGAGTCGAATGGAACCAATCTGGCGACTGCATGACGTGGACCATCTCGAAAGGCATGCCACGGGGGAGAGACAAGGACAAGACCGGGTGGAGAAGACTCGAACCGTATATCTCGAAGGACATGAGCCCTGCTCTGTTTGACATGAGCGAGCGGCAGTTTGCTGTAATGCTCGAAGCGATATATCACGCCGACGGAGCGAAGTCCAATACGAAGACTTATCACATATCGAAAGGCAACAGAACGTTCATCGAACGACTACAAGCTATGGCAATTCAGCGCGGGTACCGTGCCGGAATGTCAGTTGAATCCCCCGGTGTCTCCAGAAAGAACAGCCTGTTCACCGTTCATATCAAAAAGCAGGACTTCGTAAAGGTCGGCAGCACGTTCGGAAGGCACTCAACGTGGGTCAAGGAGCCACACTCGGACGAGATGTGCTGGTGCGTCGAGACCGAGATGGGAACCGTTTTCACGCGCAGGAACGGATGCGTTGCCGCTATGGGTAACTGCCAGATAGTGGGCCGTGGCACCCGCCTGTCGCCTGAAACGGGCAAGACCGACCTGCTGCTGCTCGACTTCCTGTGGATGACCGAGCGTTTGGAGTTGGTTCGCCCTGCAGCGCTCATTACGGGCTCTCGGGAGGTCGCGCAGAAGATGACCGCCATGGTCGAGCAGGCCGGGTGCCCGGTCGACTTGCAGAAGGTCGAGAGCAAGGCATCTGACGAGGTGGTCGCCGAGCGCGAGGAAGCCCTTGCCAACCAGCTTGCCGAGCAGCGCAAGAAGAAGGCGAAGCTGGTCAACCCGCTGCAGTACGAGATGTCAATCGCCGCCGAGGACCTAAGTGGCTATATCCCCGAGTTCGCCTGGGAGATGGCACCTGCCACAGACAAGCAGAAGGCGGCGCTCGAGAAGTACGGAATCGACGCTTCCGAGATCTCGAACGCCGGCAAGGCGTCGAAACTGCTCGACCGTGTGAAGAAGCGCCGCGACAGCGGGCTCAGCTCGCCCAAGCAGATCCGCCTGCTCGAGCGCCGTGGCTTCCAGCATGTCGGCACATGGTCGATGGAGGCAGCAAGCTCGATGATCTCGCGAATCAGCGCGAGCGGTTGGCGAATCCCGAGTGGCGTAAACCCGGCGACTTATGTACCTAGCGAAAGGAACGAATAAGATGGCAATTGAGCTACCTAGAGATGCGAACGGTCAAATCATTCCGCTCGACACGACCATGATGTATCGCGATGACAATAGCCAGTTCCATGTGACCGATTTCTTCTATGAAGCGAAGCCGGATAAGTGGTTCGCGCGAAGTGGAAGCGAGTGCATCAAGGCCGATGAACTCTACCTCGAAATCAAGCAGGAAGACAGCATAGAGAAGCTGGCGGATGATTTAGGCAGAACCGCCAACAATCCAGATGAAGTCGTCTGCACGTATCTCAACCGTGAGTGGCGTGATTGCGAAGGGTGTAAGTTCGAGAATAGCGAGTTCAGTTGCGCTATAGCTTTCGTTCAAGACGTTGCCGCGCGTGCTCGCAACCTGTGTGGTGATGACTAATGATCGAGCTACCGAAAGATGCCGATGGGCGCGAGATTCCGCTAGATACAGTTGCTCTATATGACGACAGCGGCAACGTCCACAGCATCCGCCGATTCATCTACACGAACGACTTTGACTTAAACGACAAGTGGATAAACAGCTGGATTGCGGTCGCTGATGACTATAAAGTTGCCAAACCCGAGCGAATGCACCTCACCACGCCGGACAGCTGGTCGAAACTGGAAGATGACTTGGACAGGTGCATCAAAGAGAGCAACCTTTGCATGTACTACAACCAGAATTTGGACTGTAACAATTGCACCATCTCCGGCAATGAATCGCGTGGCTGTACCTCGATAGCGGTTGAGGACATCAAGAAGCGTATCCGCAAGCTGAGGGGCGAGGACAAATGAACATGACACCCTGCTTCATTTCCGAAATGCCCGGGGAAAAGACGAAGGCACTGCTTATCGGCTTCTACCAGAAGGCGTGGACGCATGATGCATCACCCCTAATCGGTGGATTTCCCGCCGGGCAAATCGCGTACCCGGTTGCGGTCGTGCTGCTCGAATCGGGCAGCGTTGTTACCGTAAACGCTGAAACCGTGACCATCGACTCACCCGCAGAGCTGTTTGAACAGTACGCATGGATGGATGGTGAGGACGAATGACGACTAAGGCAAAATCTCGCTACGTGCTCAACAAGAAGGCCTTGCAGCATTACCTGATTGACCACGATCTCACCCAAGCCGACTTTGCCAAGACGCTCGGCATCTCGACTTCGTATTTCAACGAGCTGATGAACGGGAAAAAAGCATATCAATCAGCAACATGTTCTCGATTGCAGAAGAGACGCATATGGATATTCGCGTCTTCTTGAAGAAGGTGGACGAATGATTACCGATGAAGAGCGCCGCCGGGTGGCAAGGCGAATGTACGATGCGGCGGACGGAACCGTCTGGAAGGGGAACAGCTTCTGCGCGATGCTGGCAAGGATGACCCGCGCAAAGGAGGCGACCAGACGCGGCGTCATACACAGGCTTGCCGACCTTATCGACCGCCCGATGTGCCACGACCTTGTCGAGCACGAGCAAGACCCATTTATCCCGGGCAAGCGGATTATCGACGGCTACTTCCACTGTTCAAACTGCGATTGGGACGGACGGATCTGGGGGTGCATCGGCTTCGGAGACATGCTGGCCTACGAACCGGTTCATTGCCCGAAATGCGGGGAGGAGATCAAGCGATGATGTTGACTGAAGACTTAAGCGAGACCGTGAATGTGTTGAGGCGCACCGCAGCCGACTCGCTCGGCGGCGAGACGTTCCAGCGGGCGCTGGCGAGAATCACCAAGGCACAGGCTACTGACTGGCGTACCGTGATGCGTCGAATCGCAGACCTGATAGACCGCGGCGAGTGCGAGAACGTCTACGACGAAAGCGAATGCGGCGCATGCGACAACGGCTTCGAGTGCTCCGTTTGCGGATGCAGGGTCGAGGACGAGGAGCACTACCACGTGAGCGGAGTCTGGAACTTCTGCCCCCAATGCGGCAAGAGAGTATGGCCGAAGAAAAATGAGTGACGTCTACAAGCTGACGCAGAAGAGCGTCTGGACAAACAATATCGGCAGGCACACCACCTGGTATCTGCTGGATGAGCGCAAGATGGGCTACTACATCGACTATATCGAATGGTCGGTGCAGCGAGACTGGGGGTTCCTCAGGCTTGATTCCGAGTGCATGGCCTTCCGCTACAACGGCAAGAAGGGCTGCGTGACCAGCTGGAGCGAGTGCGCTACCGTCTGCGGCTTGGAACCGCAGGAGGCATTCAAAACCATCTGCCAGCACCTCGGGATAAAGGTGAGATACCTCTAGCTGGAAGGTCGGAACGATTATTTCCCTCAATAGAAAGGAACCAAACAAATGAATATCACCAAGCGAAGGGTCGCGTTCGTCGCGGCCCTTGTCGTATCCGTCCTGGCTATCGTGATTGTCTGCGGTCTGGCTGGCTGCTCATCGTGCAGCCGTTCGGTCAAGAGCGTGAGCAGCGATTTCAGCGGTGGAATCAACCGTACCGTCACGCTCTTCGACAACACGGGCAAGGAGATCAAGAGTTGGCGCGGCAAGTTCGACATTGAATCGAACGACCAGGAGGTTTTCTTTGACGATGCCCAAGGCAAGCGCGTGATTATCCAAGGCGGCATCGTCGTAAGTGAGGAGGATTAGATGAAGTCCTCACCGAACATCCAAATGATTCAAGCAGTGTTCGACAGCTCGGAACTCAGACCCTCATACGCCCACGGCGTGGAGGATGCCGGGTGCGACCTCAAGGCGAATATTCCCAATCCAATCACCATCGCACCTCGGAAATCAGTGTGGGTCGGCACGGGAGTTCATCTGGCGATGCCGGAGGGCATGTTCGCGCTCCAGGCACCGCGCTCCGGGCTCAGCTGTAACCACGGCATCACGCTCGCAAATGCGCCGGGAATCATCGACCCGGGCTACCGCGGCGAGATTCGCTGCAAGCTGGTGAATCTGAGCGATGAACCCTACACGGTCTATCCGCTTGAGCGAATCGCCCAGCTGGTGTTCCTGCCGTTCGTCAATGCCGTGTTCACTGAGGCAGACAGCCTGCCGGAAAGCTCGCGCGGCGAGGACGGCTACGGAAGCACGGGGGCGATGTAATGGCAGATCAGGTAGGGAAGCACTGCGCCACGTGCAAGTTCGCGAAGGACCCGCATACGACCAAGAGCACCGTGGTCGAGGTCAAGTACCTGACGTGTTGGCACAACCTGCCGCACGAGTGCCAGCCGTGGAACAGGTGCGATTTCTGGGAGCCGAAGGAGGCCGAGCGATGAACGGCGTCGACAAGCTGGTCCAGAAGAAGCTGATGGAGGCCGCACGCGATGTCGGCTTCTTGGAGGGTATGAGCACGTGGCTTTGGACGAAGGTCGGTCCGGATCTCGCCGATGAAGCCGTGGTCGAGTTCGAGAAGCGCGTCTCCGCGATAGCCGAGTGCTTCGGACTGGAAGGGGAGGACTGCCGATGTGCCAAGTGATGGGAGTCGACATGACTGAAGATGAGATTACGCTGACGAGGGATGCCGGGTGTCCCGAGCACTACAGGGGCGATGGGTTCATCACGTGCTCCCGTGCCATGAGGACGGCACTCGGTAGATGGCCTGTTACCACGGCTGCGTGCTGCACCATGGCGGTCTGGTGGTGGTGCTGTGCCTTCAAGTACGTGTGGAGGTGCATGGTCAAGGGCAAGACGCTCGAGGACATCGACAAGGCAATCGACTGCCTGTACAAGCTGCGCAAGGAGATCAAGCCGTACCTGAAGTCGCAGATGAAGGCCGACAGCATTGTCGCCGGCAAGAGCGTTGAAGACCGATGAGCTCGCAAAAGAGAGGGAAAGGACAAGACAAATGACAGAACATGAGACCGTGCGCTCGACCGACTTGAGCGCATTGCAGGGCATCTTCTTCGAGGAGCTGGACAACCTGATGGCGCTCGACATCAACGGCGATGACGAGGCAATCGAGCGCGAGATCAACCGCGCGAAGGCGGTGTCCGATGTGGGCGCACGCGCCATCGAGAACGCGAACACCGCCGTGGGTATCATCCGCGCACGCTCCGAGATAGCCGGCGCTAAGCTCGCGAGCGTCCCCGCGATGCTGAAGGCGTAAGAGCGATGAGCAGGGTCATGACGAAGGCGGAACACAGGTGGCTTCTCGACATGGCCCCGCGATTCCGCTCATGGGACGATCTCCTCGCTTCTTTTGAGTGCGCCTTCGGCTACCAGCCGAAGCGCCAGACCGCGCAATGCTACATCTCGAAACACGGCGTGAAGCTAATGAGCACCACCGTCCGCTGGCTCGAACATCCGGAGTTTGACGAGTTCCTGCGGGAATTCGTCCCCGGCCACTCCCAGGGCGAGATCATCGACGAGTTCGATAAAAGGTTCGATATAAGGTTGAAGGTCACACAGCTCAAGGACCGCGAGGCTACGCTGGGTCTGAAGCAGGGCACGTATGGAGGCAGGTTCGCGCCGGGCACCGTTCCGCCCAACAAGGGCAAGAAGCTGACGGACTACGTCAAGGACGAGCAGAAGTTGGCGAACATCAGGCGCTGCCAGTTCAAGAAGGGCGAGGAAGTCCACAACGAGTGCCCCATCGGAACGGAGCGCGTGAGCAGGGACGGCTATATCGAGGTCAAGGTGCCCAAGGAGGATGCCGACGACCGCGCCCACGGATGGTGGAAGCCGAAGCACCGGCTCATCTGGGAGCAGGTCAACGGTCGGAAGCTCCAGAAGGGCGAGAGCGTCATGTTCGCCGACCGCGACATGACGAACTTCGATCCCGAGAACCTCGTGATGGTCACGCAGGCGCAGCGGCTCTACATCAACAGGCACGGCATCCCGTACCACGATGCCGAGTCGCTGCGCACCGCAGTCGCCATGGCGAAACTGAACGAGGCGATCGTGAGCGCCGAGCTGAGGCCGCGCAAGTGCCCGTGCTGCGGAAAGACCTACAGGCCGCAGTACAAGGCGCAGCGCACCTGCCGCGAGTGCCTAGAATCGGGCCGCAAGGCGCGGCGCAGCTACGGCATCGCCGTGTGCCAGAGGTGCGGCGCCACGTTTGAAAAGTTGAGCGTGCGGGGGAAATATTGCCCAAAGTGCAGGAAGAAGAAATATAGAAAGGAGAAAGGCTGATGGAAGACCACAGCGACCTTCTGGACGCGCTCTCGGCAATCGACCCGTCCACGCTTAACTACCAGGAATGGCTTGATGTCGGCATGGCGCTCCACGAGAGCGGCCTTCCGCTCGATGCGTGGGACGAGTGGAGCCGCGGGGACGCCGGCAGGTACCACGAGGGCGAGTGCGAGCGCAAATGGCGCGGATTCGGCTCGGGGCAGACCAGGGTGAAGTCGGGCACGCTCGCGAAGATGGCGACCGAGCGCGGATGGGTGCCGCCGCGTGCGTCCCAGAGCATGGGCGAGGCGCTGTCGTGGGACGGCGAGATCTCGACCGCCCTCATCGACCCGTCATGGGTCGAGCCGGTCGAGCTGCCCGAGACCGACAAGACCGGCCCCGAGGAGCTCGTCGAGTACCTCGGCCACCTGTTCGACGAGGACGACGTGGTCGGCTACGTATGCGAGAGCTGGGACCGCGAGGGCAAATGGCTCCCAAAATCGAAGGGATGCTACTCGCGCACCGCCGGCGAGCTGATGCGCGAGCTGAAGAAGTACGGCTCAATCGAGCAGGCTTTAGGCTCCTACGACGACCGCGCCGGCGCATGGATCCGAATCAACCCGCTCGACGGCAAGGGCGTTGGCAACGCGAACGTCTCCGAGTTCAAGTACGCGCTGGTCGAATCCGACACGCTGCCCAAGGAGAAGCAGCTGGCGCTCATGCAGGAGCTTCAGCTGCCGTGCGCCGCCATCGTCGATTCCGGCAAGAAGAGCCTGCACGCCGTGGTGAAGGTCGACGCCCGCGATTACAACGAGTACCGCGACCGCGTCATGCGCCTGTACGACGTGTGCCGCAAGAACGGACTCGACCCCGACACCCAGAACAAGAACCCGAGCCGACTGTCGAGGATGCCCGGTGCCATGCGCTCGGGCGAGCGACAGCGCCTCGTGAGCGGACCGTGCGGAAAGGCAACGTGGTCCGAGTGGTGGGACTGGATGCAGGAGACCACCGACGACCTGCCCGACCCCGAGAACTTGGCATCCGAGTGGGAGAACATGCCCGAGCTTGCGCCACCGCTCATCGACGGCGTTCTCAGGCAGGGCCACAAGATGCTGCTCGCGGGACCGTCCAAGGCTGGCAAGTCATTTGCACTCATCGAGCTTTGCGTGTCGCTCGCCGAGGGCAAGCCGTGGTTCGGATGGGAGTGCGCGCAGGGAAGGGTGCTCTACGTCAACTTGGAACTTGATTCCGCGAGCTGCCTCCATCGTTTTAAGGACGTGTACAGGGCTCTCGGCTATGCGCCAGAGAACGTGGGGAACATCGACATCTGGAACCTGCGAGGGCGCTCCGTGCCGATGGACAAACTGGCCCCGTCGCTCATCCGCCGAGCGCTCAAGACAAGGCCCATCGCCGTGGTGATCGACCCGATCTACAAGGTCATCACGGGAGATGAGAACAGCGCCGACCAGATGGCGGCATTCTGCAACCAGTTCGACAAGGTCGCCCAGCAGGTCGGCTGCGCCGTCATATACTGCCACCACCATTCTAAGGGCCTGCAGGGACAGAAACGCTCCATGGACCGCGCTTCGGGCTCGGGCGTGTTCGCGCGAGACCCGGACGCGCTGCTCGACATGACCGCACTGGAGCTGACGGACGAGTGCGCCAAGGCGCACTACGACTGGCGCAGGCAGCACGCAATCTGGGCCGCATTCGACAAGCTCTTGCCGGAATGGCGCTCGGATGAGAAGTTTGTCGGCATCGATTCAGCCGATGACCTCCAGAAGTGGGCGAACGAGTCGGCAAACGGCGCACCCATCGAGCTGCGCCGCGAGCTGGAATCCATCCACGAGAACTTGCAGGAATCATCGCGCGGATGGGCGGCATGGCGCATCGAGGGCACGCTCCGCGAGTTCCGCAGCTTCAAGCCGAAGAACCTGTGGTTCGAGTATCCCGTTCACCTGCCCGATGAGACCGGTGCCCTGGCGGACCTGAAATGCGAGGGCGAATACGACCCGAGAGCTAAATGGACGAAGGGTCAAGAAGCTGCGAAAAAGGCTGTCAAGTCTGTGCAGCAGCAGAAGATAGACCTGATCCGCGAAGCTATGGAGCAGTGTGCCGAGGATGGAGTGAAGCCAACAAGGGCGAACGTGCTGGAGCGCATCGGCGATGTGAAAATTAACGGCAAGCCTTTTAATGAAGGGGCGCTCAAATACGCCACAGGAGAAAAGGCGAAATGGAGCCCGTTCCGAGTCAAGGAGGACACCGACATTCTTTACGACAGGAACAATCAGGCGCTTGATTTCGACGGTGAAATCGACCTTTCTGAATAGGTGTTAAATTAAATGACCCACTGGGTGTAAAGCCTAGTTTTTACGGGTTTACAAGGGTGTAAAAAGGGGGGTGTAAACCTATTACTACGTAATAGGGATTTACACCCTACACCCCAAGGGTTAAGTGTAGACACGTGCGTGCGGGCTAAAGCCGCGCCCGCACTCGTGCGCTGTGGCTGACGGTCTACACCCAACCCCCGCGGTGTAAACGGGAATTCCGCGTTTCGCCGCTTTTCAAATTTTTCGACAACTGAATCAAACGAGAGGGGTTCGTTATGAAATTCGACCCATGGACATTCGTCGGCTATCTGGTCGCGCTGGCGCTTGTCGCGCTCGGGCTGCTGCTCATCCTGTGGGGCTGCCTGGCCGTGCTCGCGCAAATCAGGGGGCTTTGCTGATGGCGGGCGGATGGTCGGCGTTTCTCGCCATGCCCGTGCCCACCGTCACGCACAACGCTCTCGAGCCGTTCATGCGCAAGGGCAAGCCAAGCATCCGCAAGTCCGACGAGCTGAAGGAGGCCGAGGACAGGATCATCGCCCGCATTATCGCCAGGGGCGTGCCGGACAAGCCGCTCGGCGGTGCGCTGAGGCTGCACGTGACGTGGTGCTTCCACGTGACCGGCAACCACCGGCAGGGCGAGCCGCACCTCGTGAAGCCCGACACCAGCAACCTGCTGAAGACGCTCGAGGACTGCCTGACCAGATGCGGGGTGATACGCGACGACTCGCTCATCTGCTCGCACGACCTGACCAAGGGATGGTCGGACCCGCAGGGAATCTACGTCCGCGTGGAGTGCATCGGCTTCGATTCGGGGGACGGCACCGCGACCATAGGCACGAAGAGATGAGAGGGAAGGGATTACAGCAATGGGAGGAAACAGCGCGGGCCGCGTGCAGACGCGCAGGTTCCACAGGCTCAAGGCGGAGTTCTTCGCCAAGTGCCAGACAGAGCGCCCGGTGTGCTGGCTGTGCGGTCAGCCCATCGACTACTCGGCGGACCCCGGCACGACCGCCGACTCGCTGACGCTGGACCACCGCGTGCCGGTGAGCAAGCGGCCCGACCTGCAGGAAGACCCGGCGAACTTCGAGCCCGCGCATTTCGCGTGCAACTCCAGAAGAGGCAACGGCGAGCCGCCCGTGAGCCTTGGCGTGCTTAGCCGCAAGTGGACAGCGGACTGACGGGGGAGGGGCGGTAAGCGATCTACCTGCGGGTTTAGCGGACTACCATCCGCATGTGCCTTCTTCCTCTCTCCCCGATATTCCGATTTGGAATAACCGCAGGTAGATGGCGATTTTGGACGATGTTCGGGGAACATGCCCCGGAAAAGTCGGCAGACGAGGTGATTTTGGATGAAGTTGGATGAACTTAAGGGCTTCTCAGAGACGTTTGAAGATGCCGTTTTGCACGCCGACTGGTTGAGAGACCAGTACGGCAATATCGCCCCGAAATTCGTGGCTACAGTCCGCCTGGGGCGGTCTTTGGCTAAGAAGCTCGATAAGCTGGAACAGCATGACTGGATAAACGCCGCCGACAAGCCCGACACGACCACCGTGAGCCAGTACCTGAAGGTCCTGGACGCGCTGAAGCTCAACCCGAGCTGCGACAAGTCCATCAAGGCCGAGCCGCAGAAGAAGAAGTCGAGCTCGCTGGCGGCGTTCACATCCGGGTTCAAGGTCGTGAACGGCTGATGGGCACGCTCCACGTCAAAGCGGAAGAGAAGGGCTACGCCGAGCCGCGAATCTGGACCAAGCCCTTGCGCGAGCTCACGCCCGAGACCTCGCTCGGCTTCGAGGTCATCGACTACGCCCGCGAGGTGCTCCACGTGGAGCTGCGGCCTTGGCAGAAGTGGCTTCTCATCCATGCGCTCGAGCTGAACGAGGACGGCAGCTACCGCTTCAAGAAGGTCATCGTCCTCGTGGCGCGACAGAACGGCAAGACGATGCTCGCCAGCGTGCTTTCCAACTGGTGGCTGTTCGTCGATTCCCAGCGCCACCCCGAGCGCGTGCCGCCCGTGAAGTTCAAGATCGTCGGCACCGCCCAGAACCTCGACATCGCGCGTGAGCCGTGGTCGCAGGTGCGCCTGTGGTGCAACCCAGAGCCGCCGAGCGAGGCGGAATCGGAAGTCGCGATAGCCGACCTGCAGGAGGCGACCAACAAGGTCTCGGATACCAACGGCAAGGAGTACATCCAGGCGGCGTCGCTGGCGCACTACGAGATCCGCGCCGCCAAGAACGCCCGCGGCAAGCCCGCCGCCCGCGTCCTCATGGACGAGCTGCGCGAGCAGGAGAACTGGGTCGCGTGGAACGCCACCTCGCAGACCACGAAATCCTTCTGGAGCGGTCAGCTCTGGGGTATCTCCAATGCCGGCGATGCGAAGTCGGTCGTTCTCGCCGCCCAGCGCAAGGCCGCGCTCAAGGTGGTCGCCAGCTGGGAGAAGCTTGTCGAGAAGCGCGGCATGGACCCGTTCGAGTGGGCCGACAAGCACGACAACGCCATCGGCATCTTCGAGTGGTCGGGCCGTGACGGCTGCGAGCTGGACAGCGACGAGGACCTCCTGCAGGCGAACCCCTCGTGCGGCTACGGCGGCATGACGCTCAAATCGCTCAAGTCAGACATCGACGGCATGACCGAGGCGGCCTACCGCACCGAGGTCCTCTGCCAGTGGGTCACGGCTGACGTGGACCCCTACGTCGACGTCGAGACATGGGAGTCGCTCACCGATAACGACAGCCGAATCCCCGAGGACGAGCGCGTCATGCTCGCCATCGACACCAGCGAGGACCGCAAGACAACCTACATCGCGGTCGCCGGCGCGAGGGGCGATGGCCTTGATCATGTCGAGGTCATCGCTCGCCGAGACGGCAACCTGTGGGTGCCGAAATACCTCAAGTCCGTGCAGGAGGCATGGGGTATCGACGAGGTCGCCCTTCAATCGAAGGGATGCCCTGCGGGGGACTTCCGCGACACACTCGAGGAAGAAGGATGGACGGTCCATGCCATCGAGGGCAGCAAGCTCGGCTCCGTAGCGGGCAGCTTCAAGGATGCGGTACTCGACGGGACCATCCGCCACACCGACCAGCCGGTCCTCACGCAGCAGCTCAAGTGCGCTGTCACCCGAAAGCTCGGCGAGGTCGATGTCTGGACGCGCAGGGCATCGCAGGGGCAGATCTCGGCGGTTGTCGCCGCGAGCGAGGCGTTATGGGCGCTCCGCAACTGCGAGCGACCGAAGCCCAAGGCCAAGCCTTCGCCCTATCCGCTGACGATTATCTAGGAGCTGACACATGCGCTTTTCCGACCGCATCAGGGCGGCTTACGATGGCTTCACGGGCAAATCCGGCGCTGCCGAGAATGCCGCCAAGCAGCCCGAGACCACCGCGCAGCACGCTGTTCCGTACGCGCCGATGATTCCCCCAGGCTTGCTCGAGGACATCGCATTCGGCGATTACGACCGCCGCGACCTCTGGGCCGCGGAGTACAACGTGCGCATGGTGGTCGATTTCGTGGCGAGCAAGATCGCGGCGCTCCCGTTCCACGCCTACCGCGTGAAGCCCAACGGCGACCGCGAGGAGGCCCCCAATTCGGAAATCGGCAAGCTCATCGCCGACCCGAGCTACGTCGCGAACGAGACCCGCTACCGTCTCATCCACTCGCTGGTGGTCGACATGATGCTCAACGACCAGTGGCTGATGCTGCTCACGATGGACAACGACTACGACTACCGCCTGCGCCGCATCCCGTACGGCACGTACTCCGTGCGGTACAACGCGCTCGCGGAGCCGACTGGCGTCCAGATCAGCCTGCCGAACGGTCAGGTCAACTACGAGCTGCCGAACAAGAACGTCCTGCTGTCGCTCGGCTACCCCGGCGCGGTCGGCAACCCCAAGCCCATGTCCGGCGCCTTGGGGCCGCTGCTCACGGAGGCGCGCGAGCTGGCGAGCTACCGCCGCTTCATCGCGCAGAACGGCGGTCGCATCCCCGCCTACATCAAGCGCCCCGCAGGCATGGAGTGGGCGAACGAGCAGGCGCGCAATGATTTCATCCAGGGCATGCGCGCCTACCGCAAGGGCGGCGGCAAGGACGGCGGATGGCCCCTGCTCGAGGACGGCATGGAACTCATCACGGTCGACGCTTTCAAGCCCGTCGACATGGCCGACCTCGATGCACGCGACCGAATCGGCATCGCCGTGTGCAACGCATACCACATCTCGCCCGAGAACGTCGGCATCCGCACGGGCAACAAGTCAAGCGTGGAGGCCTACAAGGACCAGCTTTGGAATGTCGAGCTGTCCCCGTATGTCGTCCAGCTCGAGCAGCAGCTGAATCAGGTCATCCCCAAGGCGGTCGGCGAGGAGGACGTCTTCATCCTCGCGAACATGGACGCGCAGCTGCGGGGTACCCCCAGCGAACAATACAAGGCGTTGAGCACGGCGACCGGTCGTCCGTTCATGTCCCTGAATGAGGGCCGACGCAAGCTCAACCTTCCCGCCAAGGAGGACGGAGACGAGGTGATCGTCCCGCTCAACGTCACCCAAGGCGGTCAGCCGTCCCCGCAGGACGGCGGCAATACCCAGAACGCCCAGACGGGCGCGAGCCCGAACGGGAGGTAACAAGATGAGCAAGCTCGATTTCCTCAACTTCGAGGTCAAGGCCGTCCCCGAGGAGGAGGGCGTGTTCGAGGGCTACGCCTCCACGTGGGAGCGCGACCTTATCGACGACGAGATCACCAAGGGCGCGTACGCCGAGACGCTTTCCGCCGACTACCCCGACGGCGGCGCGGGAATCCCGCTCTACTGGGGCCACAACTACGATTCCCCGCTCAACTGCATCGGCGAGTCCCTTTCCGCGTGCGAGGACGAGAAGGGCCTGAACGTCAAGTTCAAATTCGACCTCGACACGAATGAGGGCAAGAAGGCGTACGGCCTGCTCAAGCGCGGCCTCGTGCACCAGATGTCGGTCGGCTTCCTCGCCCAGAAGACCGCTTGGGTCAAGGACGAGGGCGACCAGTGGTCTCACCGCCGCATCGAGAAGGTCAAGCTCTTCGAGGTCTCCGTGGTGCCCATCGCCTGCAACCAGCAGGCCGAGGTCACCGACGTCAAGAGCGGTCGCGCCATCTCCAAGGACAACGAGTCCCTCATCCAGCAGGCCATCGACTGCCTGCAGGATGTGCTCAAGAATGTCGGCTCCGATGACGATTCCGATGAGGACGAATCCGAGGAAACCGACGAGAAGGCTCATGCACTTGCCGAGCGCAAGTCTGAGATAGAGAAAATCGCCGAATACCTCGGCGGAGCAGTCACCGATTAGGAGGACAAACATGCGCATTAAGGAGCGTATCGCCGCCGAGAAGAAGGCGGCACAGGACATCCTCGCCAAGGGCGAGGAGAACCTCACCGATGAGGAGTTCGAGCAGCTGAAGCAGCACGTCTCCGAGGCCAAGAAGCTCGAGGAGCGTGCCGCCCTGCTCAAGGACGGTGCCGAGATTCTCGACAACGCCGCCGAGGGCAAGAACCTCGAGCAGAAGAAGGAGGAGAACGCCGTGACCGCCAAGAGCATCGGCGAGCATTTCGCCAACGAGCTGAAGGCCAAGGGCCTCGACGTCGCCCAGGCGAAGACCATCAACTTCGAGACCTCCGAGTTCAACGTCAAGGCAAACACGGATGTCAACGCCACCGGTGGTGCTACTGGCGCAAACGCCCCGTATCTGACCGAGCTCGACACCCCCGTGTTCGCCACCCGCCAGGACCTCCGCATCATCGACCTGTTTGCCAAAGGCACCATGGGCGGCCAGGTGCTGAAGTACCCGGTCTACGGCAAGCTCGAGGGTAAGCCCGGCGAGACCGCCGAGGGCGCAGCTGCCGCCCACACCCACTTCCCCGACCCCACTTGGGAGAGCGATACCCTCCACACCATCACGGATATGTGGGAGCTCACCGATGACATGATCGACGACCTGCCCTATGTCGTGTCCGAGATCAACGACCACAACCAGTATGAGTTCGATCTGGTCAAGGAGACCGATATTTGGACGAGCGATGGCTCCGGCGTCAAAGTCAAGGGCCTTCTTGCGCGCATCCCCGAGGACTCCGTCATCGCCAACACCAGCACCGAGCCGCTCGAGGACCGAATCTTCTCGGCAATCACGATGATCAAGAAGAACGTCAACTTCGCCGCCGACGGTTTGGTCATCAGCCCCGAGGACTATAAGACCCTGCGCCTCAAGCGCGACAAGAACGGCCAGTACTACGGTGGCGGCTTCTTCCTGCCGCCCTACAACGGCACCGGCACCCTCGTCATCCAGCAGACCCCGTGGGGCCTGCCCACGGTCGTCACCCCGACCCAGGCGAAGGGCGATTGCGTGGTCGGCGCGTTCTTCCGTGGCGGTAAGGTCCTCTCCCGCGGCACGCGCACGCTGAAGACCAGCGACTCCCATAAGGACAACTTCGAGACCGGCGTGACCGCCTTCCGCCTGAAGGAGCGCTGCACGCTTCAGGTCAAGTACCCGTACGCCTTCGTAAAGGTGTCCACGGACGAGACCAAGGTCGTCGCGCAGTCCGACGATAACGGCATCGCTGTCCAGTCCGACGAGCCCGTGGCCGATACCGAGACCGCCAAGACCGCCAAGACCGCCAAGGCCACGAAATAGCCTCGGCTGACTGATTGGAAGGGGGCATCATGACCGAATCTTTCCTCGGCGACCATACCGACTACAGCGGGCTCGATGCCCCCATGTTCAACGCCGCCGCCGTGAGCGCCATCCGCGGCTACTGCGGGTGGCATATCGCGCCGTCGATGGAGCTGTCTGGCAAGGTCGGCTCCGCTGGCGGCAAGATCATCCGCATCCCCGCGCTCAACGTGACCGAGGTCAAGAAGCTCGCGCTGACCGATGGCACCGACCTTCTTGGCGGTGCCCAGTGGAACGCGGCAGGCCTTATCGAGCTTGCCGCGCCCGTCGAGCCGTGCCTGAGCGGCATCGAGTACGCCGTCACCGCCGGATTCAACCCGGATGAGGTGCCAGACCTCATCGCGGTCGCGCTGCAGGTCTCCCGCCGGGCGGCGAGCGCCCCCGCGGGCACCGTGCGCTCCCAGAGCGTCAACGGCGCTTCGGTGAGCTACGCATTCAGCGGTTCCGGCGCTACGTCCATCCAGCTCATGCAGGACGAGCGCGAGATTCTCGACAGGTACAGGATTGCGAGGCTCCCATGAGCGGCTCGGATTTCGGTAACTTCGGTCGACCGCTCAAGCGCCTCCGCGCACCCCTCGTGGAAGACCCGTACAACCCCGCACGCACCGTTTCCGACTGGGACGGCGAGGTCGATAAGCTCGCGTTCAACGGCTTCATCGCCACGGCTTCATCGGTCATGGTGCCAGATGGCGCACGCGAGCAGGCGGTGACCGCCGTCACGCTCACGGTGGCTGACCCCACCGTCGACATCAGGCGTGGTGACCGAATCAAGGACGGCTCGCACGTCTACACGGTGGATGTCGTCCCGTCCGTCGATACCAACCCGTTCACAGGCTGGCAACCGACCCTCGAGGTCGGCCTTCAGGAGGTGGAGGGCTGATGCCGGCAGCAGGCCAGACTAAGGTCAAGTTCAACGACAAGTTCTTCGATGACATCCTCCACAGCGCCGGAGTCGAGAACATGTGCCTGTCCAAGGCGCAGCAGGCGCTCTCCAACATCCGCGCGACCGCCCCCGTCGACACCGGCGCGTACCGCAATGGATTTCGCATCGAGGTCCATAAGGCGGCGCACCGAAACAGCTACCGCGTGGTCGGTCACGACTGGAAGACGATTTTGCTCGAATCCAAGGGCGGCTATCTCGCCCGAGCCCTGAAAGCGGTGAAGTAGATGCAGATGGTGGTCCCTCCCGATCTGGAGATGTTCCTCTGCGGGTATCTCCGCGCCGTCCTCGGCACGCAAATCGAGGTCGACAATCGCGAGCCGTCAGACTTCGACGGCTGCACGCCCTATTGCGTGGTGCGCGACGATGGTGGTCAGAAGACCGGTCTCACCACCTTCGACCGCTCGGTCGGCATCTCCATCTATGCGGGGAACCGCCAGAGCACACTCAAGGCCGGAGAGCTTGCCAGACGTGCCTTCGCCGCGCTTACGTCCCCGACAATCGCCTACGAGAAGGGGTCTCCCATCGCGGCGGTTATCGATGACGGATGCAACGGCCCGTACCGCGTGACGGACCAGCACGACTCGAGCAAGTGCTACATGACGGTCGAGTACTCGGTCGTCGGTGCAATTGAGGATTAAGGTTAGGGCTTTGCCCTGGAAAGGAGCCTGCAATGGCTAAAGACAAGCAGGGTAACGACCTCGCAAACGTAGGTGTGCCCGTAACCGGTGCGATCTGCATCGTCCCGTACGCCGAGGACAACGTCATCACCCGTACCATGATCGGCAAGAAGAACGCCACCCCGAAGCTGCCCGAGGTGTACGCTCGCGCAACTTCCTGCCTCGGCCTTATCGCCAATGATGGCGCACCGCAGGACTCGACCGAGACCGGAGACCCCATTGAATTCTGGCAGGGTGGCTACACGCTTAACGGCGATACCACCATCTATACGGCCTTCACCATTGCCGAGGATAACGATCTTTCCCGCGAGCTCTGCTTCGGTGAGAAGCCCGATGCCGACGGCGTCATCGCCGTGGACACCTTCACGCCCGACACCAAGTGGATGGCCTACGAGGAGATCACCTACAAGAACGGCAACGTCGACCGGCGCGCCGGCGTCATCCAGGTGACCGCCAACGAGCCGGGTCAGGCCGAGCGCGGTTCCGTCCTCGGTCGCGCCATCACGATCAAGTGGGTGCGCGACGACCTCTACGAGGGCAAGGCATTCATCGAGGCTCACTGCACTCCGGCTGACGTCACGGCGACCGCTTCTTCTGCCGCCACTGGCAAGAATTCCTAAGCGAAACACAGCTTTCCCTTCTCTTGTTGGGCATCGCGCTTCGGCGCGGTGCCCTTTTTTATCGGGGGACCCCGGCCGAACAATGTCCATGTCGTAAGAGGCCATTCGAGAGAAGGGAAAGTCGAGATGGCTGAAGAGAAAGAGTTCGAGCCGACTATCGAGGATTTTGAGAACTGGACCGAGGAAAAGGAACAGGCCGAGTTCGAGCGCATCGCCGATGCGAACAAGGTCATGTATGTGATTGGCGACAACACGCTGTTCGTTCGCACGTCCGCCGGCAACGTTTACCGCCTGCCCATGTGCCCGAGCTATGCCGAGGTGTCCGCAATCCAGAGCGGCACCGATGACGATGCCATGGAGCACCTTTGCTCGCTCATCGAGGGCGGCAAGGGCGGCGCGGATGCCGTAGAGCGCTTCAAGTCCGAACCGATCCAGACGATGGTCGAGGTCCTCAAGGTATTCGGCGAGAAGTTGGCTAAGGCCCAGGGAGCGACCCTGGGGGAATAGCCCGCTTCATCGCCGAGCTGAAGGAGCACGAGGACGCCGCGAGGGCTGATTTCGCGGCAAGGGGATGGAGCCTGCAGGCCGATCTCGGAAGCAGGCTCCGCTATGCGGACGCGATCGCGCTGTTCGGGGCGCTCTCCGGAGACCCTTCGACTTCGACTGGGGCGCACGTGGCCGGGCTTAAATACCCGACCAGCTTCGCCGACATGTTCATCGTGGCGGCGCTGACGCAGAACAAGTTCCCATCTCCCATTCCGACCGAGGAAGAGCAGTTCCGCGCCGCCTCCTTCAAGGCCTCTGGCGATGAAGCGCAGAAGGCGGCAGAGAACATGGCGCCGCTGTTCGCTTCGCTTTACGAGTAACGAGATCGGGGGAGATCGCGCATGTCATCTGAGGTCGGTTCCGCACATATTTCGATTTTCCCCGTGATGACGGGCTTCCGCTCCAAGGTCAACAAAGAGGTAAAGTCGACCGGCGACGAAGCCAGCAATTCATTTAAAAGCGCATTCAGAAACGCCGGCGGTATCAGCGGCCGGCAACTCGGCAAGCAGCTGAAGGAATCCTTCGCCGCATCGTCCAAGGGCCTCGCCGACGATGCCCTCAAGGTCTTCACCGATGATGTCAAAGCCGCCACCAACGAGCTGAGCAAGGCCCGCATGAAGCAGGCTGACGATGCCGGGCGCGTCCGTGTGGCCGAGATGAGGCTGCAGGATGCCATCGCCAAGTATGGCGAGGGCTCCACGCAGGCGGTCGCCGCCGAGGAGCGCCTGGCATCCGCACGCCGTAAATCCGAGCAGAGCGCCGCCGCCGTCAAGGACGCGACCGAGAAGCTGAACGTCGCCAGCGAGTTCGCCGCCAAGGCGCAGCAGGAGTTGGCCCAATATACGAACCAATCGTCCAACGCTTTCGCCCGCGCCGCCAAGAACTTCCTTGCCGGTGCAAAGTCGCTGGACGCTGGCAAGAGCTCCGCTACCGGCATGGCGGGCGCTCTGGGTTCCCTCGTCCGCGCCGCATCGGGCATCGACATGTGGGGGCCGATTGCGGCAAAGGCGACTGCCGGTCTCGCCAAGGTTAAGGCGTCAATAGCCGACTTCGCCAGCAGCACCAAGAACAAGATGCAGATTGCCGCAGCCGAGATCGGAAACGCCATCTCGGACGGCCTTTCCCGCGCCGGAAGCAAGGTACAGACGGTCGTCGGCAATATCGCGTCCAGGCTTCCGCAGCCGATTAAGAGTGTCTGCTCGACCGCGCACACGTGGTTCAGCAATGTCGAAACTGCGGCAAAGTCCGTTTTCGACAAGCTGCCGGATTCCGCTAAGACCGGCATCGAGCGCGCCAAATCCGTAATCTCATCCGGCATGTCCGCGCTCGGCAGTATCGGCTCGGCTGCCGCCAGCGCTTTCAAGGGCGTCTCAACCGCTATCGTCGGCGTGGGTGCCGGCGCCGCCCTCGCGCTCGGCAAACTGGCCGCCACAGGCGGATTCAACCGCGCCCTCAGCATCGAGGACGCGCGCGCGAAGCTGAAGGGCCTCGGCCACGATGCCGGCAGCATCGACGAGATCATGAACAACGCCCTGGCTTCGGTCAAGGGCACCGCCTACGGCCTGGGAGACGCGGCGACCACGGCGTCCCAGCTCGTTGCGTCCGGCGTCAAGCAGGGCGACCAGCTCACGAGCGTCCTCAAGACGGTCGGCGACTCCGCGCAGATCTCAGGCCGAGACTTCACGGAGATGGGTTCCATCTTCTCCAAGGTCGCCGCATCCAACAAGCTCCAGGGCGAGCAGGTCAATCAGATCCTCGACTCCGGCATCCCCATCCTGCAATTCCTTGCCAAGCACTACGGCATCACCGCCGAGGAGGCCCAGAAGATGGTGTCCTCCGGCAAGGTCGACTTCGAGAACTTCGCAGCCGCCATGCAGGAGAACCTCGGCGGCGCGGCGCAGTCCGCGGGCGGCACCTTCAAGGGCGCGATGGCCAACGTCAAGGCCGCTCTCAGCCGTCTCGGCGAGAAGGCCATGACCCCCGTCCTGAACGGCCTGCGAGACATCTTCAACGCCGCCATCCCGCTTGTCGATGCCGTAACCACGAAGCTGACCCCAGTCTTCGAGCAGTGGGGAGACCTCGTCTCAAACACCATCGCGCCGAAGATCGTCGATGCTTTCGGCAAGATCACAGACGTTCTCAGCGGTGATTCCTTCTCGGGCTTCTCCAACGGCATCTTGGCTGCGATCCCCATCGTCGGTTCGCTTGTCGCCGCGGTCGGCGGCACCGGGCTTCTCGGTGTGATTAGCGACCTCGTGAAGGACATCCCGTTTGTCGGCACCGCGCTGTCCGGAATGTGCGGCGAGTCCACGCTTCTTGGCAGGGCCGTCAGCGTCCTCGGCGGTCCGCTCGGAATCATCCTGTCGCTCATCACCGGGCTTGTGGCGATCAGCCCCCAGCTTCAGGAGACCTTGGGACAGGTCGCCGGCACGGTCGGCACGGCGCTCATGGATGCCTTCGGCACATTGGCCCCCGTCCTTCAAGATGTTTTCGATAAGCTGACGCAGGCCGCATCGGAAGTCTTCCCGGTGCTCATCGAGTGCATGAGCCAGATCTTCACTACTATCGGCAATGTGGTGGCTCAGCTGGCTCCGGTCGCCGCCGAAATCCTGCAGCCTTTGCTTGACTGCATCTCCCAGCTCATCGAGCCGCTGACCAACATCCTGACGGTAATCCTGCCGCCGCTGACCAGCCTGCTTGACGGCCTGATCGTTTTGGTCGGCAGCGTCCTGTCGTTTGTCGGCCAGCTGGTCGCGGGAATCGAGTCGCTGCTGCTGCCCATCATCACGGCGGTCATTCAAGGCATCTCCGACCTGCTGACCAAGTGCAGCCCGTGGCTCGATCAGCTCGGCTCAACCTTTGAGACCGTCATGGACCTCATTGGCGATGCGCTCGAGGTGGTCGGTGCCGCCCTCAACCAATTCATGTCCGTCGCGGGCTTCGTAATCGAGCAGGTTGTTCAATTTTTGGTTGGAACGCTTGAGCCTGCCTTCGCGGCGATGGCCCCGTTCATCTCCGGAATCGTCGCGTCCGTCAACCAGGTGATCAGCTCGATTGCACAGATCGTGCAGGGCGTCGTCAATTTGGTTGCCGGGCTGATTTCGGGGAATTGGTCCCAGGTCTGGCAGAGCTGCAAGCAGATCGCCAGCGGTGCGGTCGGTGCGCTCGGCGGTATCTTGAGCGGAATCTACAACGCCGCCATGGCTGCGGTCTCGGGTGCCGGGACGTGGCTCTGGAATGCCGGCAGCCAGATCATCGCCGGTCTCTGGAACGGCATCTCGGGTGCCATCGGCGGCCTGTACAACAACATCAGGAACGCGCTGTCCGGTCTGGTCGACCAGGCTATGAGCGCACTCGGCATCCATTCGCCCTCGCGTGTCTTCCGCGACAAGGTCGGCAAGTTCATCCCGTCCGGCATCGGCGTCGGCATCAAGCGGAACACCCCAGCGCTGCTCTCCGATGCCGACAAGATGACCGATGCCCTCGTGGACCGCGTGAGCGGGGCAACGGCGGCAGTTGACGTGGCGGCTGGTGTGTCGCTCGCGTCTGGCGCAAACGGCGCTCAAGGGGCATCTGGCGGCGCTGGCGGGCTGTCTGTCGAGGACATTGTCTACGCAATCGTCACTGCACTCAGCAGGATCGGTGCGCTCAAGCTCGATGTCGACCTAAAGACGCTCGCCATGCTGCTCGCGCCGTCCATCGATTCCGAGCTCGGCAAGCGCGACGCAATGGAGGTCTAAATGGCAGATTCTAGGCTAGGTATCTACTCGCGCAACAGGATGTTCGTCGATGACGGCACGGTCACCGTGAACGGCATCAGGCTCGGCGATATGGGCTGGTACCTGACCGCCGCGCCCGAGGTCGATGCCATCGCATTCGATACGTCCTACACCACCGTCACGGGGGCACACGGCTCGCGCGACATGTCGCTCACCGATGAGAGCGGTCTGGCCTATGCCGGCAGGCGCACGGTGACGCTCCACCTGCGCACGGTCGGCACGTGGCAGGAGGCCGTCAAGTCCAAGGTCGCGCTCGGCTCCATCGTCGGTCGCGATGCCCGTATCACTTGGCGTGCGCTCCCGGGCGATTTCGTCGGCAGGCTCGAGTCCTCCAATCCAAGCGAGGTCTGGCAGGGCGGCGTGTTCGCCTACTACGAAATCGACCTGACGATGAGCGCCATGCCCATGCTGTACGGCAGGAAAACGGCGGTGAGCGGCACGAAATTGACCGTGAGCGGAAATTGCCGAGTGTTCCCGACATTCACCGCCACGCTCAAGGCCGAGAAGAAGCTGAAGATCTCCCGCGCGGACGGCGTGTTCATCGAGGTCGATGCCGAGAGGAACTTCTCGGCTGGCGTCACCGCCGTCATCGAGACCTCGCCGAGCAAATCGCGCGGCGTGTACATCAACGGCGTCTTGACCTGCCCGACGCTCACATCGGATTTCTTCGACCTGCCAGTAGGGGACTCGACCATCACAGTGGTCGGTGCAAGCAGTATCACGACATCCTATGAGCCGCTCTGGCTCATCCCCTAGGAGACGGTCAGATGTCCAAGAGATTCATCCACTTCAGCCGCTTCGGCGCGTACCTCGGCGAGCTCACACCGATTCAGGCCATCCGCACGCGCAACGTCGACCAGTGCGGCGTGAGCAAGGTTGAGCTCGTCCTGCTGGACAACGGCGTTGACAAGTACGACCGCATCGTGTTCTGTGATTCCATGGGGCGCACATGCGAGTGGATCGTCATGTCCTCGCGCGAGTCGAGGGCGAAGAGCGTGCCTATCTGCACCGTCAACTGCTACGGCTCCATGCAGGAGCTGTCCCGCCACTTCATGCCGACGCTGCGCCGCGGCTCCAAAGACACGCCTGCGCAGGCTCTTGCAAAGGCACTTGATGGCACCAGATGGTCGGTAGGCCGGTGCGATGAGGGCAGCGGCGAATACAGCGTCTACCACCAGTCCTCGCTGGCTTCCGTCAAAGATATAGCCAAAGCCTATAAGATGGAGGTCGAGCCGGTAATCCAGCTGTCAGCTGACGGCGACTCCATCGCAAAACGCTCGGTCTCTCTGGTCAAACGTTTGGGTCGCGCCAGTACCGCGCTGCGTCTTGACTATGGCAGCGGTCTGTCCGGCATCGACCGAATACTGTCCGCCGATGACGTGGTGACGCGCCTGTACTGCTACGGCAAGGGCGTGCAGACCACCGATGATGACGGCAACGCCACTGGCGGCTACTCGCGCAAGATCACATTCGCCGACATCAACGGCGGAAAAGAGTATATCCAGGATGATTCACTGCTCGAGATTTGGGGCGTGCCCGGTCCCGATGGGTCGCTCATGCACACCGAGGGCATCTTCGAGGACGGAGACTGCGAGGACAAGGCGACGCTTCTCGCCGAGGGCAGGGCGGCGCTAGCCGAGCGCTCGAAGCCCATCGTGAGCTATGAGGGCACGGTTGAGGCCCTCGGTCGCGCGGGATTCGATGCCAACGCCTGCGACCTCGGCGACAACCTACAGATGGTCGATACCACATTTCCCAAGCCGCTGCGCCTGAGCGGTCGCGTGCTGGAAATCGTGGAAGACCTGCTAGGTGACGGCTCGCCGTCCAGCGTGAAGGTCGGCAATGTCATCGAGGGCATCATCAAGCGCTCCGATCGCGTTCAGCAGACCCTCGACCGTCTGACGAGCAGCGCCGGTAGTTGGGACAGCGCCGCCACGCTCGGCAGCGCTTACCTTGACGGCCTAATCGACGGCCTGAACAAGGTGATGAACGAGACCGGCGGCTACACCTATATCAAACCCGGCAAGGGCCTGTTCGTCTACGATAAGCCGGAAGATGCCAATCCGACCATGTGCATCCAGATCGGCGGCGGATACTTCCGCATCGCCGACGGCAAGAATTCGGATGGCACGTGGAACTTCCGTACGCTCGGCAACGGCCATGGGCTTGTTGCCGATGCGATCGTCTCCGGCACCATCAGCGCCAATCTCATCAAGGCCGGAACCATCCAGGACAAGGCGGGCAAAAACTACTGGAACCTCGATGCCAGCGAATTCCACCTCGGCCCCGGTGCCACGCTCGATGGCAAGGACATCGCTGTCGCCGATGCCGTCATCGCGTCGGTGGATGTGGAGTACGCCCAGGGGACATCACGCGTCACCGAGCCGCAAGACGGGTGGCAGACCACCGCCCCGCAATGGGTGTCGGGCAAGTACATCTGGACGCGCACCAAGACGACGATGCAGTCCGGAGACATCGAGTACAGCGAGCCCGTGTGCATCAGTGGCAGGGACGGCACTGATGGCGCGAAGGGCGACAAGGGCTCGACCGGCACCGGCGTGCGCGGCATCGTGGAGCAGTACTACCTGTCCACGAGCTCCACGGCGCAGTCCGGTGGTAGCTGGTCGGAGGCTCAGCCCGCTTGGGCGAAGGGCAAGTACATCTGGACGCGCAGCAAAATCACGTGGACAGACGGCTCGACCACGTACACCGCGCCGTGCCTCGCCAAGGCCATCAACGGCTCCAACCAGATGGCCGGGAGCGCCATCGTCTCGCGCGTGAAGCTCTATGCCAAGAATCAGTCTGACAGCGTGCCGCCGATTAATGCCCAGAATCCTGAGTTGGGGTGGTCTGAGGACATTCCGCAATGGGCGAACGGATACTTCATTTGGTCGATGGACCGCGTCACATACGGCGATGGCTCCGTGACCCATACAGCGCCGGTCCTCGAGGCGGCGTACAACAAGGCCTATCAGAGCGCACATGACCTAACGGGCTCGCTCAATGGCCTCGACACGACGGTGCAGGACCTCGCCAAAGACGGTGTGGTGACCGAAGCCGAGGCGGCGGCGGTCAGGAAGGCCAAGCAGGGCGTCGATAAGGAGCGCGAGGAGGCGACGAGCCAATTCAACGCGCTGAAGTCAAACAAGGCGCTGAGCACCCAGTTCGTCGCTGCGGTGCTCGGCCCGCGCTACGCCAAGGCCTTCGGCACGACCAACGAGGGCGGCACGTACGGCGCCTACGCCGACAAGGTCGACAAGGTGCTCAAGTGCAAGACCGCCGAGGAGCTCAAGGCCGCCATGTACGAGTACGACGCCGCATACGGAGCCTACTCGAGTGCGGTCAAGGACTATGCCGATGCCGCGACCGGGGCGCGCCACGCCATCGAGCAGAAGAACGCATCGGACTACGCCGACGGCATCCTGAGCGCCTACGACGAGCAGATGGACCAGAAGGAGATGTTCGACCGCCTGACGAAAGGCGGCACCGAGCAGGGCATCTACATGCAGAACGACATGGTGTACATCAACGCCTCGTACATGGCCACCGGCACCATAGCCGACAAGCTAGGTCGAAACAGCTGGAACCTCACCACCGGTACGCTCAAGACAAACTACATGACCGCCAACAACATCACGGCAAACGGGACGTTCAAGTGCGGCTACACGAATTGGTACACCATGCTCACATCGGCGGGCGAGCTCGCCGGTTACCGCACCACCAATGGAAGCACCCCGACAAAAGTCGGATACATCGACTACACGGCGTCGATGCGCGACACGGACACGGGGGCCGTCTATTACGGAATCCAGATGCAGGCGCAGGGAAGTGTTCGCATATCATCTCCAATCATCTCCACCGCGGCGACGTCCGACCGCAACGTTACCACGATCTACGGACGAACCGGCTCCGTGTCTCAACCCTTGGTCTCAGAGGTGCACGACAATCACGACGGCACGGTCGGATGGCATTACGGGACCTTCGTTATAAACACGATCAACGGTCTCTTCACATCGTATTCAACGGTCGGAACGACTGGATAGAGAGGAATGCAAATGGCATACATCGTCGACTACATGGCGCATGACCCTGTTGGCAACGTCGAGGGGCAGTTGACCTGCTACGACGCGGAAGCGCTTGCCGAGGCTGAGAAGAACGGCATGGTATTCATCGCCGTCATGAGCGATGGGACGCGCAAGGTTGTCAAGGCGTCGGAGGTGTCGGAGCCGTCTTCGCAGGGCAAGGACTTCGTGTTCGTGCAGCCAACCTACGTCGACAAGCGCACCGCTGCCACGGTCGCGTGCTTCGACGCGCTCTCGGCCATCGTCGACCCTCAGCCGGCCACGGCCGACGAGACGGGGGAGGAAGTCGCGCAGGTTGACCCCGTGGAGGCCTTCAGGGCTGCGCTCGCCGCGCTCAAGGCGTTGGAAGCGACCGAATGATCAGTCACCAGATAGGGGCTGGCTGGATGTTCGAGCGAGACCAAGGCTGATCTGGCGGGGTACGACTGCCAGATTATTGACCACGGCAAGCAATTAAGGGGGGTCAAGATGGCTCTAGATAACTTCCGCCGCATCACAATCGATGTGGACACGGCAAACGACTACATCCCGCCAGTGATGCTCTCCGGTGGCGATTCCAACGGTCGTACGCTTCTGGTCAAGCTGACAGACAACGGCAAGGCGATCACGTCCGCCGCCGGCATCACGGCGAAGCTGGCGTACGCTGATGGGTGCGGCAACAGCGGATACAAGACGATGAGCTCGGTCGGCGGTTACGAGACCGCCGCCTGGGAGTGCGCGGCACCAGGCAGCGTGCTCAAGACCGATTCGGCGCATCTTTGCGTCCAATTCTGGCAGGGCTCCGATGTGGTCTGCACACGTGTCTTCCATGCTTCGGTCGACCGAAATCTCGTATCGCTTGAATCCGGTACGACCAGCGGCGATGCAGTCAAGGAACTTTACGACACTATTGCGAACCTCAATCAGGTTATTAACCGCGCCAACGCATCCGCGAGTAAGGCTGATTCCTCCGCGGCTTCGGCAGACGCAAATGCCGACGCCGCGAACAAAGCCGCGAGCGCAGCCACCGCAGCCGCCAAGCAGGCGAACGCCGCGGCTGCCGCGACCAAGCCCTACTACATGCAGGCCGCGGAGCCCGCCCGCGACAAGCGCGTGGACGGCATGCTGTGGATGCAGACAAACGAGTCGACCCACAAGATTACGTCATTCAAGCGCTGGGACGCCGGACTTCCCGGCACGGCGCTGTGGCCCGGCGCCACGACATTCCCATCCGACAGCACATTCCCCGATGAAAAAGGCGCTTGGACCGCCTTCGGCATCTAAAGAAAGGACACCACAATGGCAAATCTCGTAACCTTCGCCAAGAAGCTCTGGAAGGACAAGGTCGGCGGCAATACCCCCATCACCGCCGCCGAACTGAACCGCATGGAGAACGGAATCAACAACTGCGCGACGCAGATTAACAAGCTTGGGGATTCCGTATCCCGTGTTCAGTTCGCGCAGGAGGGAACGGTCTTCCGAGTCTCGTACACCGCCGATGACGGAGTGCTACAGCTCTCGATTACGGGCACGCCGGTGTCTGTCTGGTTTGACAAAAAGCGCGGAATCGGAATCTGGGATTCAAACGAAAAGAAGAACTATGTATGCAGGTTTGTAGAATAGCATTCCGTATGCCGGCTCGGCACGGACAACGGTACGACCGAGTGCTCCGTGTCGCTCAGCGGAAATGACCTTATTATCATGGCAAAAAACAAGTTTGGAAAATGCGTTTCCCTGAATTGCTATGAGGGTGAGATCGTCGTCTACGATGAGGTTCTAAAGAAGCGAATCGGCACCTACGTCAAGACGAAATAGCATTCCGTATCCCTGCTATATACCACAGAAGTTGCGGACATGGATAACGCACCGAAGTGCATAATGTTTGCAACGACTGTCAACCCAAAAGGGCTTCCCAGCGATTTTGGAAGCAATGCGGCGCTAGTTATACAGCAGAACCCCGGAGCGGCATACTCTGCGCAGCTCGCCTTCTCGTTCGGTGGAAAAGTCGCGCTGCGAATACGACGCAACTCAACGAGTTGGGATAACTGGAAGTATCTAACACCGCAGTAGCATTCCGTATCCCTGATAGGAAAAGTTCGGACGATTCAGGCTTCTCGCGAGTCGACCTCGGAAGCCATGAGTGCCGTATTCAGTAGGGTATGGGGTCAGATAAATCTTAACTGTCCGACGTTCATTGTCGTCCCCTCTGGGAAGTACGGCAGCGCAGTTCTCGGGATCGCATTCAAAACCAGCGATACATATGGCGCGGTGTTTGAGATCGGGTATGGCAATAGCGCCGTCTCATGGCGATTAGTAAATGGACAATGGATTAAGCCATAGTTTTCCGTATTCCAGACTTCCGACGGCATTACAGCGGAAGTGGAACTTAATAGCCAAAATTTGCCAACCCTCGGTTTTCGATGCGGGGCAACCAGGATTACGGTGAACTTCTTAGATGACAGAATTCTCGTCTTTAACGAGACCGAGAGTAGACATGTCGCCGTATTTAAAAAGGACGAATAGTTTTCCGTATCCCCATTAGTTGGCGACGGCGTTGTTACTCAAATTACGACAAGCAAGGACTTTGGAATCCTGTTGCAGATTCTATTTACGTCGTACGACGGAAAGAAATACAGCTTCTCGGTGACAAAGAAAGGGCTTCAAGTGTGGAACTTTACCGATTCGGTCACCGTATGGCAGTACGTAAAATAGCATTCCGTATCCCTCATCAACAAGAATATGTCGAACGGACGATTGCGATTCGAGTGGCAATCAACGAGTGATGGCGCCGCGGCAAACGGCTTGAATGTATACGTCGATGATTTGAAGGTTGCTTTTTCAGCTTGGTCTTGCACCCCGTCTCGATAACCTCGCCGCTCACCACATGCAGTCCGCGCTGCACATGCACCCACCCGCTACGCCAGTCAACATCCTCTATCCGCACGGCGCACGCTTCACAGCGGCGCAGACCCAACGCGGCACCGAGCAGTACTGCGGCCTCGAAGGGCTGACCGACGATGGCTTTCAGCGTCGTGCGCTCTTGCTCAGCCGTGAGCGTCGGTCGGCGCACCGTGGGCTTTTTGGGCAGCTCCACGCCCTGCGTCACGTCCCAGATTCTGAGCTGGTGGCGGCGCAATACCCAGCGGTAAATCTGGCGGAAGGTCTTGTATGCCTTCTCCGCCGCACCCGGCAGGTCGAACCCGTCCACCCAATCCTGCACCTCCTCAAAGCTGATCGTCTCGATCTCGCGCCCGCCCCACATCGGCATCAGGTGGCAGCGGATGGCGCTGCGGTAGCCCTCCAGCGTGGTGGCTCGCAGGCGCTTTGCCTTGTCGCTCATGTACTCGGTTACGGCGGCAGAAAACAGCATTTTGACAGTCCAATCTCTCGAAAAATCCCAGACGTTTCGCATGGTAGACCTCCGCGTTACGTCTGGGATTTTTGCCTTTAAAGCGCGGGGGACGGCACCTCGATACTGCCGTGGAATGGAGGTGATGCGATGGACGCAGTAATCATCAACTCGGCCCTGTCGTGGTGCGTTGCCGCCCTTTTGGGGGCCGTTCTGGTGGCGTTGAAGCGGCTCTACAGCCTAATCCTTGCCAACCAAGAGGGCACCAAGACTCTGCTCCGCAGCAGGCTCTACGACATTCACGAGCGCACGGTCGAGAAGGGTTATTGCCCTGATGAGCGTAAACGCGAGACGGAACAGGTGTACACGGCGTACCACGCGCTCGGCGGCAACGGGGTTGGCACGAAGTACTACCAAGAAATCCTAAATGCGCCAGTGTGCGCGGAAAGGGGGTAGCCAGATGACTACCGAAGATATTGTCCGCAAGCTGACCAGCCGCAAGTTCTGGCTTTGCGCCGCTGCTTTTCTCGGCAGCGTGGCGGCTAGCATCGCAGGCATCACTACAAGTAACGAGACTGTAGCCATCATCGGCACGGTCTGTGGAGTGGTGAGCGCCGCGATCTATGCGGCAGCCGAGCAGGCGGTCGATGCAGCCCGCCTGAAAGCAGGTGGAGAGCATGACCGAGACTAAGACCGAGCCCAAGCGCAAGCTCCCGCTCCGCAGCGCCTTTGCCGTCATCCTCGCTCTTGTGGCAGCGCTTGCCGCTCCACTCAGCGCTGAAGCCTACCAAAGCCAAGATTCCTACGTGAGCAACGGTCATGGCTATCTCAACGCCCAATACTTGGTTATCCATGAGACCGCGAACCCCGGTGCGTCCGCGTGGAATCATGTGCTGTATTGGCGCGGCAATGATACCTATGCCGTCCATCATGTGATGGAGCTTGACGGTTCCACCGTCTACAACACGGTGCCCGAGAACCGCTTGTGCTGGCACGTGGGCAATGGAAACTATGCCACGGTCGGTATCGAGCTTGCCCACGCCACCAACGCCAGCGACTTTGCCAAGCAGTGGAATGAAGCCGTGAAGTGGGCGGGCGATGAGCTCCGCGCTCATGGTTGGGATACGTCCCGCCT